ACTCACAACTCCTTGATTATAACAATAGTTCTCAAAGCCTTCTATTGTTAAAGGTCGTTCTCTTAATCTGTAAACTTCGTCGCCATCTTTACCTACAAATTCGTGAACTTTAATAGGATTGCTTTTAGCGTACTCGCAGTATTCTGTAAATAGCTGAAGCATTATTTCTGGTGTCTCTATCGCTTTATTCCTACCCATCTATTTTTGTTTTATAGTGCTGACATATCCTATCCATAACGGATAAATAGTATGTGTTAAAATCTTTGTACCCTTCGTTGTATTGTTCGTATGTCTTGTATAATATGCCTCTTAATCTTTGGCTTGGTGTCTTAAATGTGTCAGGGTCAGCCTTTAGGTTTTCTATTACGTCTTGCTCTTCTTTACTAAACGGCTCTTCTTTAATTGCCAAGTAGCAGAACTGTTGGTTAAGCTGAAATAAAGAAGCAGCTTCTTTAGGGCTTAGTTCTTGCGTTGCTAAAGTTAGCTTTATTGTCTTGTCTTTGCGTGAGGCTATGCTCTCTACTTGGCTTGATAGTAAAATCATAATATGCCGTTTATTATATCGTTGGCTTCGTCTAAAGCATCTTGTTGGTCTAAAAAATTATCTATATCGTTTATGTGCTTATTGATTAAAGTATCTGCCATTGAGTAAGTATAATTACCTATTGTAGTCATCTCGTCACCATTAAAGCCTGTCTTGCATACTGCTAAAAAGTAAGCTTTGTGAGTTATTATGTACCATATAGCCGTTAGTTTTCTCATCTGCCTTGACCTCTATATTGTTTAGGCTTTGGATTATGCTTGTTAAAGGACTTCTTTGCTGAGCCTCTTTTGCGTTTCCCAAAGTTTACCTTGCTGCTATTTTCTTTAACCTTTGCCATAGTTCTTTGCGTGTATGTCTTTTAAAAACTCTTTATATTGTTTCTTGTCTCCGTATTCTATGTGACATTTCCTACATAAACCCATAAGGTTTTCAATCACATCTGCATTTTTATTTCCACCCATTCCCCTTGCTTCTATATGGTGAATGTCCACCGCTTGAGTTCCACAAACTTCACAGGGGACGAAGTCCGTTGTTTTATAACCCATCCCCTGCAAGTAAATTTGTGTATGCTTCCTCATAGCTTCCCCATTAAATTTTCCGTTGATTAATAATTAAAAATTTAACTATGAGAAATTAGTTTATTATAAATATACTTTCTGTCTAAATTTATCTCGTCAAAGTTATACTTCTTTTGGCAGAACTCAAATAGCTTTTCTCCGCTTTCCTTTCGCATAGCCTCGTCACTTACTAAATCTCTTATATGTTTATACCAATCCTTCTGGCTTTTTACATAGTGTACCGGTAAATCAAAGTAAGGATTGACAAAGCTAACAATGGCAGGGTTCTTTTTAGCTGCCGTTTCTAATACCTTTAAGTTTGACTTCATAGCATTAAACTTATTATCTACTAAAGGGATAACTGAAATATCCGAGTCCGTATAAGCACCCATATATTCCGTAACCCTTGCGTAGTTGTAGATTGTAGGGTTAAGCTTTAAGCCACAAGTAAACGCTGCTATCATTTTATCCCAAATAGGTTTTTCCCCGTCGTTATAACCTGCTATTACAGTTCTTATATTCATTCCTTGTAAACGCTTAAAGGGTTGCTTCAATAATTCTATATCCCTTTCGTGCGTTCCGCTACCTGACCAAAACAATCTAACCTTGTAATCTTCGGTCTTGTTATCTGTAAATTGTTCCTGCCCGTAAGGAAGTGCGTTTGGCAATATGTGAACGTTTTTATTAAATGGGGTTATCTCTCCTGCTAATCTATCGTGAGTGCAGGTACAAAGGTCTGCAATCTCTAAGTAATCGGTAATCTGTTTGCCTATGTTATTGTACTTGTATCGGTAATACAATAGATGCGTTTCGCTAAGTTCCCAGTAATCGTCATTATCTACTACTAACTTAAATCCATATTTAGTTCGCCAGGTGTCCATTTGCTTTGCATCTATCTCGTTAAGCATTCTATTCATTAGCACAATATCCCAACCCTGCTCAAGTATTTCGTCATTCAATACATCGGTAATAAGTGCGTACTCTTTTTCTAAGTGTACTATTGGCATCATTATTCGGTGCAGTCCAACTCCGCTATTGGCTGAAGTTATACAAAGTATTCGCATCTTATATTCTTTTGGTTGTGATATATGTCTTGGTATTTATCCCATACGCTTTGCGCCCTTGCCAAGCTTTCGTCTTTCATTCTCCTATACTCCGTGCCGTTACCGACATCGTGTCCTATATGTTCTGAGCGCATATCTGGAAGGTAGTAATTAGTAAAGCCTAAGATAGTTGCTCGTTCTCCGTAATCTCTATCTTGCATTCCATAAGGGTCGTATTCCTCATTGTAACCGCCAACCGCATCTATAAGTTCACGTGTAATAAAGTTATCGCCAAAAGGTGTATGCGTTTTATGTACCCCGTCTACAATTGGCGGTAATGCTTCAACACAATGTATTCCTATTATCCCTGTCTTTTCTATTCGTTGTGCAAATAATACAAACTTAGCTAACCAATCTTTTGGTAATAAAATGTCATTGGCTAATAAACAAACCGCATCATAATCCTGAGTTATCCTAAGTCCTGCATTAACTCCTGCTGCTATGCCTCGTTTTTCTTTTGATAAGTCATAACCTGTAAACGGGTAATTAAATGTTTCGTGCGTGTCGCTTCCGTTATCTATTAAGAAACAATCCGCATTGTAACCACTATTAAAAAAGTTTTGGTTAATTACACGCTGAGTTAAATCGTGTCTGTTTTGTGCAAGTAATAAGATTGCTACTTTCATTATCTTATATTTGAGCCTATTTCTCGTGCAGGTACTCCTGCATATTTAGTATTTGGCTTTGCATCTCCTTTTAAAAATGCACTTGCGCCAACCATACAATTCTCTCCTACGTTTGCAAACTGGTGTAGAACTGCGTTAAGTCCTATATTAGCACCTTTATCAATAATAGAATGCCCACCTATTTTTGCTCCGCAACTTATAGTAACATTGTCTAAAATAGTGCAATCGTGTCCGATGTGTGCGTGTTTCATTATGAAACAATTATTACCAATGAACGTATCAATCTCAGTTCCTGCATCTATTGTTACAAGTCCTGTAATAACATTGTTATCGCCTATGTATACTTTACCTTTTTCTTTATTCCAGAACTTTTTATGCTCGGCTTTATCGCCAATAATACAATAAGCACCAATGTAGTTGCCGTCTCCGATAATTACGTTATCGCCAATGATAGCGGTGGGGTGGATAAAATTTGCCATAGTTAAGTAGTACAAGCGCAGTCATACGCAGGGTTTATGTTATCTAAATCAAATTCCTTAAACAAGTTATTCTGTGATATACTTTTAAGAGTTTCTATTGTTACTCCGTTAAAGTAAGTGTATTTACTATTCTTTTCGTCGTTAATCCATTCTTCTGCAAGTTCTGGGAACTCCCTTAATATTGCTAAGATAGCGTTTTTACCTTTCATAAAACACAAAGTGCAATTACCTAAGATAGAAGGTATTTCCAAAGTGTAAGGCTTTTTGCTCCAATACTCATTAACCATTTGTTTAGTAACCTTGCTTTCAAACAAAGGGAACTTATCGTGAACCTTCTTAAATCTTTGAGTGCGTCTGCTAACTCGCATTGGTTCGTCATATCTAAAGCCAACAAGGTTTTCAAATTCCCTTATACCTATGCTTCTTAAATATCTTTTAGCGGTTTTAATCTTAAGTTCTATTGTGCAAAACCTTTTGAACTGATTAGGTAAAGCTTTATTCTTTTTTAACATTCCATCAAAGCCACCTTCGTAACTTATTCTTGTTACAGGTATATTCTCAAATGCTTCAAAGTCATTAATGAATTTATATGTTTTAGGGTGTTCTCTCATTGTATCGCAGAACAATACTATGTCTCCGGGCTTATATTCTTGGATAGTCATATAAGCAGAAGTTTTGCCACCGCTAAAATTAATTACTCTTTGCATTGCGTTTCTTTGGTTTAGGTTGTAAATCGTACCATTCGTACAAACGTTTTATCATATCAAATATACAATGGCTGCACCATACTGTTAATATAAAATCTGGGCTCATATACTTGCGGTAAATATGCTCGTACATTTTTAAGATGTCCAAATCTATATTGCGCACATAGCCATTCTGCACCATTTCGTAATTAGGTCGGTGCAGGTCTAAATAATTGCGATGTTCTATTTCCATAAGTTCCACATAATTTTTGAAAGTAAAGGAGCTATTACTCCTGGTATAAATACAAACGCTATTACATCAGTACATATTGCAGGTAGTAAATATAAAGCTAATCCTGTCCAAGCTGCTAAACAACTCGTGCAACTAAAAGGCTTAAAATCTAATTTCCACTTCCTATGGAATTGGTGTATCTCTACAAAGAATATTGCAAAGCATATTGCTGCTATAATTATCATTTGCGTAATTGTTTTTTAAGTTCTCGTTTAGTTAGTTTAAGTTCCCTATGGATTGACATATACGGAATACCAGTAACTCTGCTTAGTTCTTTAGCGTTGCAGTTATGCTTAATAGCATACACTCTTAAAAGTTCTGCTTTATACCAGTGCATCTTTGAAAGCTCGTCTTCTACTTTTTTAAGTAAATCTTCGTCTCTATCGTGAACAATCAATTCTACTTCTAAAGGCTTTCGGTATGTTCTATAAAATTGACTTGTATTACTTTGCATCATATTAATCATTGTTCTAACTAAGTAGAACTTTAATACGTTGCGTGTGCGCATATCAATTAAACGTTCCTCTTCCATTTCACATAGCACCTTAAATAATTCGCTTCTTAAATCGTCTCTTAAATCTTCAGGCTGCATTTTGTCTATTGCTTCCTTAAGTTCTCGGCTTTCCCAAAGTTCTAATATGATGCTATTCTTGTTCATATTCTTTTAAGATTAGTTTGCCGTTGTCTTCGGTTGCTATGTAACAAAAACAATTTGCTGCTTTTGCTAAGTTTAAAAATGCTATTTGGTAGCTGCTAAGTTTATCTCCTATTGCTTTGGTTTCGCAATAAACCGCTACTCCTGTTTGAGTATGAAACCCAACAACATCTGGAACACCTTTAAGTCCTATAAATGTGCGACCCCTAACCGCAAGGTTATTGTTACGCCATACAAAGCACCCGTTTTTATTTAGGGTTTTGATAGCTTCTTTTGTTAATTCGTTTGCGGTCATAAAGCAAAAATATACTAAAGTTCTTGATATTGACAAATACTTTTAAATATTTGATAAGCTACCTGAGGTACTATTGCGTTTCCGTAGGCTTTGATGCTTTCGTTTCTCCATTTAGAAAAGGTAATGCCGTCCAATTCTTTGGGAAGCCCATCATCTGCTCCACAAATAGGGGGGACAGATGGGAACGTGTGCCAAGCATTTCGTTTATTACACTCGGTAAATCTGAGTCCCCTTCCCAATTTTCCGTTTTCCATCTTTGATTGTAATCCGATTTTGTTGGTGTTGGTAGCAATCCTTGTCTCGCTAATTTTGTCAAGCTTAATTGATTCTCTGTTTCTCCACCTCTCAGTTTGTATCCTTCCGATGCCATTGGAGTAGGCAATAAACCAAATGCGGTCTCGTCTATGTGGTGCGTTAACGGCACAAGCTGGAAGTAAAAACGGGAGGACTTCGTAGCCTTCAGCTTCCAACTCAGTTTGCACCTCGTCGAATACCAATCCCCCGTTCCAATTAGTAAGTCCGCGAACGTTCTCGCCCACAACCCAACTTGGTTGAATTTCCCTAATTGCTCTAAGCATCTCTGGCCAGAGGTGTCTCTCATCTTCTTTGCCAAGTCGCTTTCATGCACTTGAGTAGGGTTGGCAAGGGAAACCTCCACTAATGATGTCGATTGTTCCTCTGTGAATAGTGAAATCTGTTTTTGTGATGTCATTGTAAGATATTGATTTTGGGAAATGATGTTTTAATACTTTTTGTCCAAAGGGATTCCATTCACAATGAAATACGTTTTCCCATCCGCACCATTCGGCTGCTAAATCAAAGCCACCTATTCCGCTAAATAAACTGCCGTGTCTCATTTGAAAGTTGTTTTGTTTTGTTTAATTTGTTCTTCAAAAAATAAAGCTACGGCTACGGCACGAGCCTGGTTCTTAAGCCAACTATCAGTCCATTCGTCTCGGTACTGCTTTGCGCTTATAATGTCCATTTTATTAGATTTGTAGGTAATAATCTCCATAAGTTTCTTTTTAGCAACCGCTCCATCTTCTTTTGTCCATACCTTGATGCCTGTACTATTAAGCTTAGTGAATACGCTTAATGGGTTAAACAACCTATCAAAAGTTCTATTCTCTAGCAGCTTATACTCTTGGTATGAGTAATCAATTATCTCTAAATCAGTTAAGTGTGGGATTGCTTCTACTCGTTCTTGTGGCATCATTTTTCTTACTTCGTTTGCTTTTTTCTTGTACCTATC